CTTGATCATATTCAACTTTAACTCCAGCATCATATAAAACTTTTTTAGATATGTTTCTAATAGGTTCTACAGGAAGCAATGCAATTTCTTCTAAGCTTAATTGTGTTTGTACTACATTAAACTCAGGTATTATTTCATGGCTTCCGGCTTGTGTGCTAGCTTTGCAACTAAAGCAATATGTACTTCCATCAGAATATACTGCGTTAGCATCAGAACTGGAACACTTGCTGCACTCCGAATGTTTTATGAATGTGTTTTTTGTCATTGTTATTTACCTCTCTTTTATATCTATTGTTAATCCATTTACTAAACCTACTTAAGTCTTTACCACTTGCATTACTCATCATATGATTAGCTAGCATACAAACAAATTCAACATTACCCTTAACATATCCTAACCTAGGATTAATTCTATCAAGGGTTGGGCTTAATTTGCCTACTACTTTATCATTAACAACCATCTTATATTTTAATATAGGACACATAAAATCTTTTGGAAATATAGATCTTAAATATTCTGTATCAAGATTGTATGGTAAGTTCTTTTTAGTACTTCTTCTTTTAGCATTTGAATTTGCCATTGAAGTAATATATTCTATGCTTGTTCTATACATTTTTAATATACCCTTTCCAAAAGTTAATAGTCCACTTATCATCTATATCTTTTAATAAATATAGCATCTTACCCATTACTTCTAATCTATTTCTATGATCTTTTTTGTAATGAGTTTTATAAGCAGCAATAATTGCTTCAAATTGTTCTTTAATAGTTTTGTTTTCTAATATCTTTGAAGCTTTAACTTTGCCAATACCTTCAATACCAGGAATATTATCAACGTTATCTCCTGTTAATAATTGTTCATGAAAGAATTCAATAGATTCTTTTTTTGATACAGTAATTAAATTGTTATGCATTAAGTTATAAAACAATCCACCTATATTTTTTAAATCTTTGTCAATTGTAATTAACATATATAGTTGGTTTATTTTTATATAACCAGTAGCTTCAATAGAAATTGTATCATCAGCTTCTAATCCATCTTGCATTATAGGGTTATAAGTTTTAATTACATAATCTTTTAATGCTCTAAACTGAGGTGGCTTTTCTTTTCTTTGGCCCTTATAAACAGTATAAGGTTGTTCTATTTCTCTTCTAAAGTTACCAGTACCTGATACGTGTAATGAGTATTCATCACATGCTGTATCAATTTTAATTTGTTTCATTATGCCATTAAAAGCATCTTCTGGTTTAATCTTATCTTTTTCAGACTTATGTATAGCTCTGTAAATTAATACATCACCATCAATTAATCCTATCATTCTATTTATATTCATTTTCATTATGTTCCTTTATATAATTTTGTTGGGCTAACGTTTATCATTAGCCCGTTATTTATTTAGTGACAATCATTCCACGTTTGACCGTGTTTTGCATCTCCACCCATTTGAATATTAAGTTCTAATTTCTTAGTAATATATTCTCCAAATGAGTATTGTAGTATTGCCTTAACTCTTTCAACATTTTCAGGTTTAGTTTGTACTTGGACTTCATCATGTATCAAACCTAACATATCAACTTCAATATTTTCTTCTTTAAACATTTTAAAAGCATTAACTACAGCGGTCTTAACTGTAATTGCTTCAAACGATTGTAGAAGATAATTTAAAAGTTTAAATGAAGATTCAGCATATATCTTACGTCCATCTAAAGCAGGTATAAATCCATAACCTGTTTTGTTTTGTGTTGTGTAAAAGAAATTATTTAACTTAGCAATAAGTTCCTTAAGACCTGGCAAGGCTTCATAAAGTTTACTCTTAACTTCTTTACCCTTATCAAGATCTTCAACACCTGTAACCATCTTACCAAGTTTACGTACACCAGCGCCAAATATAGAAGCATATAAGACCCCTTTTGCTAAAGGTCTTGGTATTCCCATTGTTGTTGCATTGTGTTGATGTATGTCTCCTTTTAAGATATGATCATTAACATCTTTATTATTTAAATAATGTGCTAATGCTCTTATTTGATTACCACTTGAATCACAACCAATCATAACTTTGCCTTCGTCAGCAATAAAGAGTTCACGCATCTCAGATCCAAAAAATGATTTGGCTCCAGGCACGTTAACAATTTTACTATGTCTTTGTCTAAAAGTTGGTGTACCAATATTAAAAGGTTCAACATAAACTCTATTATTATTTTCTTCAGCTAATTCAATCCAACCCTTAAGTACAGAGTGTCTTGATCTTAAACTATAATAATAGATTATCTTTTTACCTAATTCACTTACAACTTTTGTTAATGAATCATCTGTAATTTTTGGTTCACCTTTAGGTGTAAATTGAGTTGGTTCCCAACCATTATCTAAAAGCATTCCTCTAACTTGATCCATGTTACCAAGATCAGCTTCAACCATATTAAATCTTTGAAACAATTTATTAGGTTTCCACTTATCAGTATCAGTTTGTTTAATCTCAGTACCTGTAAACTCAGATAGCATTCTTGCACTTACTGCAGAAAATCTACCATCTTGTAGGTACTTAGCTTTCTTAGGTTCCTTATCAATTAAAACTTTTCTAGGTTTTAATGTAGGATTAATTTCATCTTCAATAACTGTCATTTCTGAAGTTAAATATTCATAATGCTTTTTAGCTAATACAGTATTAAACTTCCATTTGTATTTAACTTGATTAGCACATATCTCAGCAATATCATGTTCAGTTTTTAAAGCTTGTTTAAAGTTAGGTCTATTTTTAATTAAGTCAATTGCTTCTCTTGTAACATAATTATAAACCTTGTGATTTAAATTTACATCTTGTATTGCATACTTTTTCATATCTTCAGAATATTCATGAAAAGAACTAAACTCAAGCTTTGCATCTCCAAGTATTTTACCGAAGTTTTTAAGTGAGTGTTTACCTTCTCTTCTAAAGTTATTCATTTGGCTTAGCAGCATTGTATCTATCATTTTGATACTCTTTGGTGGCTCCCAACCTAAAAGCTTATGCAAAACTACATTGTCATAATTTATAATGTTATGACCAATTAAAATTTCACACTTATTTAAAAATGGTAATAATTCATTTAAAGGTTTTGAATCTTTATCATGATCTGAAAACGTAGTAATTTCATTTGTTTCTATATTTTTACATACAGCAATCCATATGTTACTTACTTCAGGTATCAAACCATTAGTTTCTAAATCATAAATTATTTTCATTTTTATCTTCCTTTATTGAACAACTGTATGGTCACCAAGTAAGTATAAATAATTACAAGGATAGTATTTTCTAAATTGTTCGGTTATATTTGCTTCTTCATAAACTAGTTCTAAGTCATCTTTATGCATATCTTTTAAATCTAATATCATATTAACTTTAACAACTATTTCAATTTTATCTGTGTCAGTGTTTACAATACCAATCTCTTTTTGTTCAATAGGTATATAAAAACTTTTAACTACAGACTTTTTTATTTTATCTTTAATACTTTTAATTTCTTCAGGATTCATATTGAAAGTATTATCAGTATCAATCTCTTCAAATTTTCTTATATTTGCTGTCATAATTTTCCTAATATTAAAATGACGACGTATATTTCAACGTCGCCATTGTTTATTATTATTAGATAACTGCAGTATCAGTATCGATGGCTGCAAACTCTAATGCATCTCCACCTTGATACTCTTTAAGTTCAGTAACTTGCATAGCTAAAAGCTGTACAGAGATACCTTGCTTACCTAAATAATCATAAGGCTTTAGCCTTACTTGGACATTACCTTTAGATCCATTACCAATACCTGATGTATTAGTTATAGGTTGTAATTGTTTATCAACTACAGCAGGTGGTTTAGTTGTGTTTTTACCATCAGCATCAGCATAAATCTTTTTCTTAAGAGTTACTGAATATACAACAGAGCCTTGTTCTTCACTTGGCTTTACGTTGATCGATGCTTTCTTCCATGCTTCAGCTTGAACTTTATCTGAAGTTTTTACTGTACATGAATATTGAGGTGTTTTCTTATCAAACCCCATATCAGGATTAGCTGAATCAAATTTAACCCAACTTATTTCTACGTTTTGTAATAACATTGTTATTCTCCTTTGGTTATTCGCAAATAAAACCATTAAATAAAATTTTAGTATTATTTAAATAGTGTACATTGCGTTTATTGTTATATGTTGTGTTTTTCTCTCTATAATTTT